CTTTTTCAAGTCATTTGTAGCGCCTTGAGGCCGGAAACTTCCGTTCCGGTCCAAGTCCTCACGAAGCGTGAGAACCTAAGGCCGCGTGTCAGGGAAGCCCTGAGCACGGTCACGAGCGAGTATTTCAACGGAGCTGTTGATACTCGTCGCCTTAAGTGGGGCGTAGTTAAGATGCTCTTAGCTCTTCACTATGCTACTTCTACTCGAACAACGTTCGAGGGGATGTCTGTGTCCCTCCAAGTCAGAATTCTTTTCTGGCTTGCTAGAAGGCTGCGCGCCATGTCAAACATGGGCGCTGCGTTGCGGATGGTGCGCACCTTAAAAGGTGCTTGCCATACCTGTCGAAAGGCCGGTCTTACCGGCTCTTTCGGCTCAGTTAGGAGTGCGATTGGACAACTTACGGTTGTCAAGCGCTCCATATTGACAGCTGAATACCTTATTCAGCTGTCAATGGGAGGCCGGGCGCTTCCTCAAGCGCCCGACCACCTTTTAGAACTTGCTGTTGCGAAGCAACACCAAATTCTGTCCATTCCATCGGTACCACCGGTGTTGGATATCCGTTCTTCTATCAGGAAATTCCTGAAGAGATACGGAATTACGCCTTGCGAGGTTTTACCTTGCAAGCCGTCATTTACCTCTCGTTCGGCGTCTTACGCCTTCTCGCGTCGCGAGGGAGGTAGGAGTCAAGAGCTCAAGGAGCTACTTGACGCGGAGTTCCTAGACTGTCTAGGACCTCCGCCCGAGGAAGATACCGAAGTCGCTATCTTCCCCGGTCTCGGCTGGCCTTGGAACCAGATAACCGAGACACTGGATGATATGGGAGAGTACCTCTCCGAATCGTCCTACGAGATGGAGTCACGCAGCGTGGCCATCTCGGAGTTCGGGCTTAAGACAAGAGTTGTCTCATGCTCCGACCCGGTTCGGACCCACCAAAGTGAGTCCTACCGGAGGCAATTGATTAAGAAGCTTAATCATTTGCCGTGCTGTACCGCCCCTCTTAAGGACGATATAGCGAGTCTCCATCACTACAATAGTGATGAAGGCCCGTATGAGGTATTCAGTGCAGATCTCTCATCTGCCACTGACTACCTCGATCACCACGTGATCGCAGCCCTCTGCGATGCGCTCGAAGTTCCCTTCGACTTGGTGACCG